TAAAACCACCTGGTCCTACTGCCCCCAATCCATAACCAGCGGCAGCCAATAAGGCCAGTTTTCCTATAGGACTTTTAGCAATTTTGCCCACACCTTTGACGGCTTTTTTGATTGGTCTAGTTATTTTTCTAACTAAACTACCTAATCCGTACAGCTGTCGTGGTTCTTGCATTCTAGAAATTGCCATATTTTTACCTCAATATTTCGTTTTACTTTGTTTTTCCAAACAAATCAAGCCTCGGCATGATGACGTTTACGTCTCTTCTGATGTCAGTTTCTGGTATATTTTTAGCTTTCCATTCCTCCTCAGAGGCATATACCTCCCCTGTTTTAATATTACTTATTGTAGTAGTAATTTCAGTGGGTTCGATAACAGGTACTTCCTTACCATCTATAATTGTTGTTTTCATTAATCAATTGTCTCCTTGTTTATGTTCATATAACTAATACCTATTGTTACAGAATCTGTAGAACTCATTGTAACTTTTAATGCTGTGCTTCCCTCTACTACTAAAGGTAATGATAATATTTCTGTACTTGCGTTTGCAGATAGTGTTTGAGTGTTTATGATATTGAAAGTATTGTTCTTTATAGTTATGGTCGGCGTGCTACCTGTATTATTTGTAACCCTTAACGACTTTACTATATATGTTTGGTTTATGGTAGGTAACTGAGTGCCAGAGGAATCAGTGCCAAACATAGCTGTTTCGGCTGTAGTAGCTAGGTCTATTCCAAAAAATTTAAATTGATTTACTGTAGCCATTATGAATCTAAAAAGAAACTTCTTGCTTCTATCTCTTGTTTTAACTCATCTTGAAAAGACGAGTTTAATTTTGTTATTACACCGTCTAAGTCTCTAACTAAAGATTGAAAAGTTCTCTCTTCATATTCTTCACTTGCTCTTGTTAATGATTGTACAATTTTTGCCATAATTAAAATCCTAGTATTTCTGCTAGTCCTCCTTTTTTAAATCCATATTGACCACCTCTTCTAGACTCTCTAGCAGAGTCAGATTGAGTATATCCACCGCCACCTACTTTAGATGTTTTAGCTGCAGATTCTTTTGTAACACTACCTGTAGGTCTATCTGGTGGATCGTCTCTGCCATAAGTTCCTTCATCTAATTGTCGTTGAATTTCTTCAGTTCTTTTTCTATCAGCTCTTTCAATATCTTTATAACCAGTGTCTTCTTTTATTTGTTCGAATTCATTTATACCTCTTTTATCATAAGTATATCTTTGTAGATTTAATTTATTCATGTAGTTTGGATCTAATCTAGTTCCCCTTAAATTTGCCGGTACACCACTAAAATAGTAATTACCTTCTTCATCAACTTCTAATTCTACGTCGCCATATTTATCTTTAAATTTTTCACTACCAAAATAATTATCTAATTTTGCGATATCACTTTTCTGTTTTTCTACATAGTTACCAAAACCAGAAACAATATTTCTACCAAAAATATCTTTTTGTAAATTACTATCATTTGCTCCAAATATAGTTGGGCCTCTGTATCCCATTTTACTTTGTGTATAAATTTGTTCAGGCACAGTCATTTTATCGTAGTAACTATTTGGAATAACTTTACTTAAAATACTTGATAGATTAGGAATACCGAATTGAAATCTTACATCTTTAGGATCTTCTACAGGATAATTTCCAACTTCTGTTTCTTCTTCGTCTCCAAGAGTAAATTCTGGAATTTTATTTAAGTTAGCTAATTCTGCCATGTTATATGCAGTTGCATCTCTCATCATTTGATCTACTGATCTTTGTTGTGGAAAACCAAAGTCATACATTTTTTGTGCAATAAAACCTGGGTTCTCTAAACTCTGTTGTCTCTTTTGTACAGCTGTACCAAAGTCTGCCATTAATTGATTTGTAGGAAGAGATGAGATTCCACCATCTCCAATATTTTTTGTTGGAACGATAGGATTAACAGGTGGTGTATCAACCACTCTGTCTTCTTCTTCTAATTCTTCCACAGTAGGAGGGTTTAACAAATACTTTGATCGCGGCATGTATTCTAAATTTCTTACATTTCTGTAATAATCATCTATAGCTGACATTATCTTCTCCCGTCTGGTTGTATGTCTAGTCTAAAAGTTCCTAACTTCCAGTCCTGTGACGTGCTAGTATTCTTCACGGTCAACGCAATAGATCTTGCACGAACGCGAGTATCTACTTTAGTCGTTGCTGACGTCATTGTAAAGGTTTGTGTTTGAGCTGAACTATTGGGAAAATCCCTAGTAGTAAAGTCTACGGTTGTAGTTCCAACCTGTGAAATAAAGTCAGGTAAAAATCTACGTATTTTCATAATAAATTCACCATCTCCTCTAATATCTGGTGTCCCTACCGTCTGTCCTCTTGCTCTTCTTTGAGTGATATCAAAGTCACCAGAAGTTATAGTTCCAAGTATAGCAGTGGTTGTTCCTCCAGCTAAAACTTGATCGGTCCCTGTTTCGTGTTCATAGTATATTGTGCAACCATCAGTGTTTCCTATAACGTCATAAGATGAATTACTATCTTTATCATAAGAAGTTGCATGTGGTTTACCAAATACAGCTGAATCAGCCCATGCCGCTCTTGCTAAAGAGCCTGTAGTCCAAATAGGTCTTTTTGGTGACGAGTCTAAATAGTTATAAGTTACTGATCGATCAACAACAGTAGATCCGTTTGTACAATAAAACCAAGTTACTTCACCAAATAAATTATTTAATCCTGCATTTACAAGATCTCTTGCTGTAGTGTTTATATCGTCATAAACAAAATCTTCTACTAAACACGGTATTGATTTTAACTGACCATCATAAGTAAAGAATCCATTTTCCGACATCCAATACGCAGAACCGTCAACTTCTACAGCAGCGTTTTTGCCAAGCAAACCACAGTTAGTTCCTACTTGTTCAAATGCAAATGTAAAAGGTTGACCTACAAATCTCATAAGAAAAAGTGCAGTGTCAGTCCAAACATAGATAGCATCCCTACCTCTAATAGCTCCCATTATTTTAGAACCATCAGCGAGTCTTTGTGTTCCTGCAGTGTTGGTTGCTGTTACAGTGTATGCGTTTGTACCACTAATATTTTCTTGGTCTGAGAACCTGATAAACATATCATCTTGTGAATTAGTATCTCCGACAATAGTTTCAGTTCCAAAAAATACTAAGTGTCTATCTGGTGTAGATACCATTACGTGACGAGACGCTGTTGGTGCATTTGGTATTATTGTTGCTCTAAGTGCTGTTGCATTAGTGGGTGCAGAGTCCCATTCAAAACATGCACCATTGTAAATTAAAGCAATGAGCTTAGTTCCAAAATTATCCAATACCCATAGACCTGGATCAAGAGTAACATCATCAGAAGATGATTCACCCCAAGCAACAAAACCTGAGATGTTGGTTACTGTAGCTCCAGCTGAGTGAGTTGATTTACTAGTTCCGTTTACACCTCTAGCTCCTCCACTTAAGGTCCCTGTTGCCGTGTCATTGTTTGTATAGGATATGTCTTCACTTCCTATTCTAATTTCTCCTGATGCTGGGAACTGTGTAGAGTCAGCAATAACTATGGTCGTAGTTATAAGATCAGTTATAGGTGTTGAAAGAGTTGTTGTTGCTGGTCCTGAAACAGTTCCTGACCATTGTCCAGTACCCCACCCAAAACCTCCAACTTGTTGAGAAGGTCCAACACGATAGTACAACAGAGCATCCGCGGTGCCTGCATTAGTCATTGGACTAGATCCTTCGTTACTAGCTAGTGTAATAGTTATAGTGGTTGCTGATGGTGCAGAAGTTACCATATATTTAGTGTCTTCAAAATTACTATCTGAAAATGCAGAACTACCAGGTATGCCGCTAACATTATCAAATAAAACTATGTCATCATCCTGTAAGTTATGTGGACTTGGAAAAGTTACTGTTATTGTTGGTGAGCCATTTGTACTTGTAAAATTAACTCCACTGATTGTAGCTCTAATTGGATGGATGTCATAAAACTGACCTCCTGAATATACGTATAAAATTCTATTAGTTCCTATAGCAGCGTATTTAATACCTGCATTATTATCAAATTGATGCAAAGCCCTACCAGCACCGGTTAGTTTATCGTTTCCTAGCTGTTGCCAACCACCTATTTTTTCAGGTGA